CGGCCTTTCAACTGTCGCCCCGGTGCTCGATTCTGAGGAAAGCGTTGCTGGGCAACTACCAATATCGCCGGATGCGGATTGGCGGGTCGAACAGGTTTACCGACCGGCCCGAGAAGAACGAGTACTCCCACTTGGCCGATGCGTTGCAGTACCTGTGCCTTTATTTTCGGGACGTGGGAGCGGGGGCGCGGTCCTCGGCCGCAACGCCCGGGATGTACGGGATGCCGGGGACGTTTGGAGCGCCCCCGGGACTGCTTGGCGGGCAATACAAGGAGTTCGGCCTCGGTCCGCAGTCCCTGACGACTGCGCCGAAGACCGGCGCTACTTTTTCCAGTTGGGTGTGAAATTTCCGCTTGACTTTTTTATGGGCAATCGTTAGGGTGATGATATGAATGAATTAGTCCGCATCAGCAACCAGGCCGAGACCGTCGAACTCATGCGACAGGAGCGTGAACGCGCTCGCCCGGATCTTGCCGATGTCGCGACCCCGGTCCAGGACCCTTTGGACCAGCACCTGGATTCCTTGTACCTTCGGTGCCGTGAGCATCGAAAGAATTCCGGCATCGACGATCAAATATTGAACTGCACCCGGGCTTTCCTGGGCGAGTACACTCCTGAGAAGCTATCTCAGATTCGTCAAACCGGCGGCGCCGAAGTGTACATGGGCCTCACCGGCACGAAGTGCCGGGCCGGCATCGCGTGGCTGCTGGACATTTTTTCGAGCGAGGAGGACAAGACCTGGGGGCTGAAGCCCACGCCCGAGCCCGACCTGTCCCCGAGCGACGAGACCCGCATCGTCCAAGCCGCGCAACAGCGCATGATGGAGCGCGCGCAGCAGATTGTCGCCCAGGCCCAGGAACAAGGCATCCCGCCCGAGCAAGCCATTACCCCCGAAATCGCCGAGCGCATTCGGAAGGAAACCTCGGACTCCGTGCGCGTGTCCCTGGACCGCCTGGCCCGCGACAAGTGTTCCGCGATGGAAATCCGGGTGCAGGACCAGATGCTTGAAGGCGGCTGGCCCGAAGCATTCTCCGGGTTTATTTGGGACCTGGTGACGAACAAGGCAGGGGTACTGAAAGGCCCTATCACCCGCACCCGCAAGAAAAAGCAATGGGCGCGTGATCCGATGTCCGGCCAATACCGGATGGACGTGGCCCTGCAACCCGTGCTGACGTTCGAGCGCGTATCGCCGCTGGACGTGTTCCCATCTCCCCAGGCTGTGGACTTCACCAGTGACTTCTTCGAGCGCGTCCGGTACACCAAGACCGCGCTCCAGGACGTGATGAGCGTCGATGGGTACAACCCCATTGAGATCATGGCCGTGATCCAGGAGTTCGAGAACCTCGGCGCCCCGTCCCTGCGGGCCGAGGACCGTGAGCGCGCGACGCTGGAAGGCAAGGACACGCAAGAGGCCGACAGCACCCGGGACACCGTTGAGGGGTACGAGGCGTGGGTGTCCGTCACCGGGAAGACGCTGAAAGAGAGTGGCATCGCAGCCGGCCCGGACGGCGCGCCGCTGGACGATTTGACGTGTTACGATGTCGCGGTCATCAAGATCAAGGAACACCGCATATTTTTCGGGTTCAACCCCGACCCGCTTGGCCGGAAACCCTACTACAAGCAGGGCTGGTCCAAAATCCCCGGCTCCTTCTGGTATCAAAGCGTCCCCGAGCTGATGGACGAATTGCAACTGCTGATCAACGCGAGCATGCGGTCCCTGGCCAACAACATGGTGCTCTCGTCCGGTCCCCAGGTCGGGATCTACGACATCATGCGCGTGCACAATACCGACGTGACCGCGGTGCATCCGATGAAAATTTGGATGTTCACCAACCGGATGAACAGCACGCTGCCCCCGCTCCAGTTCTTCCAGCCCGAGTCCAACGCCGCGGATTTGATGTCCGTGTACGACAAAATGTCATTCCTGGCGGACTCCTGGACAGGCATTCCGGCCTATGAATACGGCACTCCGTCCGCATCCGCGGCCGGCCGCACGTCCTCGGGCCTGGGCATGTTGATGAGTTCCGCGGCACGCGGCATCAAGCGCGTGATCCTGGACATTGACACCACGATTTTCAAGCCGGTGGTTGAGGCGTTGTACGACTACAACATGTCCCTCGCCGACAATCCCGACATCCTGGGCGACATGGAAGTGGTCGCCACGGGGGCGGTCCAGGTCCTGGCGAAAGAGTCTTTGGCCGACCGCCGGCTGCAATTTCTGCAAGCCACGGCCAACGAGATGGACTTCAAGGTCATGGGACCCAAAGGCCGGGCGCGGCTGTTGTCCGCGGCGGCCGAGCCGTTGGCGCTGCTCGGGGAGCCCCTGGTTCAGACCGAGGACACTCTGGAACAGCAACTTGAGCAGGAGCAGCAGATGCAGGCGCAGCAGGCCCAGGCCGAACAGCAGGAGCGCGAGGACGAGATGAATCTCAAGCGCGCGGACGTTGAGCTGCGGCGCCGCGAATTGGATTTGAAGACGCGTGAGCTGGAAGGGGTGAAGGCCCCGATGGCCGATGCACAGCTCGTGGCGGAACAGGAGCGCTCACGCGACAGTGCCTTGCGCACGTACCTGGAAGCGACTCGCGAACAAGGCGGAGGGGCTTCGAAATGATTCTCGGACTGCCGGACCGTGACGTGTTGCGCGCCGTTGTGAACTTGAGGGCGAACGGGAATTTTGGGGTAATTGTCGCGTGGCTGCGGAAAGCGCTGGACGGCAGTGGCGAACAGATTTCCGCGTGTGATGATAATTTTTCCTTGACAAAAGGAGCAGGTGCAGTTAAGTTGCTGGCAGAATTAGTAAGGATTTTGGCGGAGGCCGAAGAACTGATTGGGTTGCAACCCGGAAAAGAGGAGGAGTCGAATGAAGAGTAAACTGTTTTTGGCGGTGGCACTGATTGCGACGGTCGGGTTTGCGGCTCGTTATGAGCAGCTCTCCGTCGGCGAACTGACTACGGACGGCATTATTTTGGGCGGTACTGGAGTCACCGCCACGGCCGTGCAGCTCAATACTGTAGGGGCGGCTATCCCGCCTGGCACCCAGTCGGAAGCGCTTGGCACGAATGAAGTCGGCACGGTGGCTGTTGAGGCATCGCAGGTCAACATTACGGGTCCGACAAACGCGGCTACCGCCGTGATTACTCTGACGGCGCCAGTCAGCGCGCAGCTTGGTCAGTCTGTAGTGCTTTACAACGCCGGGACAAATTCCTTGAGCATTGTTTACACTACGGGAAGCACGAACGATGTAGCATCTGCTGGTTTGATGCTTATTCATGCCGCGTCAACAAGTGGATGGTCCTATCTTGAAATCCCGGCATTGGATTCGGAGTTGACGAAACTCGCCCTAAAAGACGGTGGATCGCTGACCAACCTTAGCGCGGCCAGTCTGGTAGCCGGAACGGTTGCGACTGCGGTTGACGGCAATGCTATCACGAATATTAACGCCGCCAACCTCAAGGCGGGGTCAGTGCTGCCGGCCGTGAGTGGCGCGTCTGTAACCAACCTAGCCGCTGCCACCGCGTTTCCGGGCTATGCGGTTTGTGTTGTGACCAATTTGGATTTGGATGGAACGACCAATATTGTGACGTACATCGGTACAGTCGCGCGGGAGCAGTGACTTTGGTCAGGTCCCCGATACCCGGGCACTAACGCCCGGGCCGGGGCAAGTTAACGCGGTCGCCTCCGGGCAGCCAGCCGGCGCGACTGAAACTAGGAGATGGCTATGCCGAAAGCAGTTGATGAACAAGATGCGCGGTCAGACGAGTTGTTAGGGCTGTTGGAAACCGAGTCCGCTGCTCCTGGAGGCCCCGAAGCCGGGGACCCCGGAAGCCCGGCTCCTGTTTCAACCCCGAATACGCCTTCTGACGCAGCTCCGGCGGGTGGCGTTCCCCCGGCCGACACTCCCGCAGGGGAGCCGGTCGTAGAAGATGCCGCGGCGCTGAAGAGGCAGTTGGAGTATGAAAAACATCGCAATGATAGCTTGCAAGGGCGTTTGGAATCTCAACTTCGGCCCTTGAACGACATGGTGCGTGAACTGCGCGGGCAGATCACCGCCCTGGAGACCAAGCTGGCGCAAAGTGAAGCACAGTCCCGGTCGGCGGCGCCCGCGTATATGCGGCACCTGAAACCGGATGAAGTTGAGGCACTCGGCCGGGAGGCGGTCGATGCGCAGTCGCGGATTGCTCGCGGTGTCGCGGAGGACGTTGTCCAGACCCGGGAAGGCGAGATCGCTGACCGGCAGAAGGACGTAGACGCCCGTATCGCGGCACTCGAAGAGCAGCGGCAAGCGCAGTCGATGTCGTCTTTTTGGGACCGGGTTGAAGCGCAAGTGCCCGGGGCGCGGAAGATTGATGAAGCCGATCCGCGCTGGGGCACTTTCCTGGATACCCCGGACCCGCTCAGCGGCCGGCTGCGCCGGGAGATCGGTGGAGCGGCGGTGAATGTTGGCGATGTTCGGCGGGTGGCGGACCTTGTGCAGGAGTTCAAGGGGTGGGTTGGGGAAGGTGTCCCTGCTCGGCCCGCGGCTCCGGTAGTGGCCCGCCCTGAAGCAGTGAGAGCTGCGCCGGCGCCGGTAAGTCCGGCAGCGCAGTCGTCCGCGACCGTGATTCGTCACAGTCAGATCAAGCGTTTTTACGACGATTGGACTCGTGGCAAGTTCGGGGCGGATGATAAGCGCGCTCTACAAATTGAGGCGGCGATTATGAAGGCGGTGGATGAGGGGCGGGTTATTGACGGCTGAGTGGCCGGGGATTTTTACCCGCTGTGAGAACAACATGAAGGAGGTTTGCTATGCCGGGAACTGCATTTCCGCGCGCAGCGGGTAAGGTTAACATCGGCGGGTCTATGCGTTATATCCCGTCAATCTTCAGCGGTAAAATGCTGAAGAAATACTACGACACCGCTGTGGTGCCGGGTATCACGGACACCGATTACGAGGGCGAGATCAAGAAATACGGCGACACGGTTTACATCCGTGAAGTGCCGGACATCACGATCCGGGATTATGTTAAGGGCCAGACGGTCGTTAACGAGCAGCCGGAAGCGGCTTCCCAGGCCCTGCTGATCGACAAAGGCAAATACTGGTCCTTTGTGACGGACGATGTGGATGATGCGCAGACGGACATCAAGGACTACGTGACGAAGTGGTCTGCCGATGCGGCCGAGCAGATGCGTATTGCCATGGACACCGCGGTCCTGGGTGATTCGACGATCTACGACGGCATGGTCGCGGCCAACAAGGGTGCGACCGCTGGCGCCGAGTCCGGGTCCTACGACCTGGGTGCCACGGGCGGTTCCGCGGTGTCCTTGACCAAGATCAACATCGTCGAGAAGATCGTGGATTGCGGCAGTGTGCTTGACGAGCAGAATGTCCCCGAAGAGGGACGTTACCTGGTGCTCCCGGTTCGCTTGGTCAATTTGATCAAGAAATCGGACATCAAGGACGCCTCGCTGATGGGCGACGCCAAGTCGTCTCTGCGCACCGGGCTGCTGGGTCGTATCGACCGGTTCACGGTTTACACGTCCAACTTGCTGTCGTCTTACGGCTCGGGTTCCTCGACCGCATGGCGCTGCCTGTTCGGCATCAACTACGGCATCACGTTTGCCACCCAGTTGACCCAGACGAAAGTCATGGACAACCCGGATGGTTTCGGGAAGCTGTATCGCGGGCTGATCGTGTACGGCTACAAGATGGTGAAGCCGGAGGCGGTGGGCTGCCTGTGCGCTACGGTTGGTTAATGGATAACCGGCCCCGGGGGACATCCCCCCGGGGCGGGTTTTAATGGAGGATGTTAGTTATGGCGAAGAGCACTGAACAGGCTGTGGATTTTGATCGCGGCGCCTTTCCGGCGATGGGGAGAAAAGTTGGATTGATCCAGGCCACTCTGGATATTTCCGAGGTCGCGGATGGGGATGCGCTGACCGCGATTACGTTTGACGCTCCGGCATTGGTGTTGGCTGCCGGCGTCGAAGTTGTGTCTCCGGCGAATGCGTCGGTGACGATTTCTTTGGGGGACTCCGAGGACGGGCACGAGTACGTGACCACCCAGGACGGCACTCAAGACGCGGGCACTCAGTTGACCCGGGACGCGTTGTCTCCGGTGCTGAAAGCCGCCGATGGTGAACTCGTTCTGAGCGTTGCCGGCGCGGCTGCGACCGAAGGGTCGATGCGCGTGTGGGCGCTGGTGGCCGACGTGGCCGACCTGGCGGGTTGAGGTTCAACATGAGACCGTTACGGGGGAAATCGGCCGGCAGCGACCGGTTTCCCCTTTTTCTTTACGGAGTAAATTATGCGCCGATTGATTCTTTTTCTGGTTGCGGTTTCGTTCGGCCTGGCTTGCTGGGCGGATGACACGATTTCGGTCGTGAAGATTTTCGACGACGAGGCGTGTTCGCTCAGCGGCACGAATTACTCGGCGATCAACCTGGACGTTTACCGCCCGGGCCGCACAGCCAAGGCCGTACAGGCCGTGCTGGCGCCGGCCGTCACCGGGACCCCCGAAGTGGTGCTGTCTTACGAAGTGTCTTTGGATGGCACGTCGTACTTCACTCCGGCCGGGGTCACGAACGATGGGGCGCTGGTGACAAATTTAACGACCTCGGGATTTTATCAGTTCGACCCTGGCGTTACCAAGTGGCTGCGGATAAAGGCGGTCACGACGGACGCGACCAATGGTGTCCTCAACGCCTGGCTCGCAGTTCAATAACGTTGTGGGAGGGGTAACATGAAATTTCGCACTGCGGTTGCGGTGTTGCTGCTGGCTGCGGGGTCGTCATTTGCGCTTCCCTACAACGTTTCTACGGGCGTCTTTGATGTGGCGTTTTCTGTCGCCCCTGAGTGGACAGCATTCAACTGGGGGTGGTCGGGGCAGGATTACCAGCAGATGTCGGTCCGGTTTCTGTTCGGGTCCCCCGCCGAAGCGTCCGCGATTTCAAACATCTATCTCCGGCTCTCGTACCCCGAACGGGGTCCCTACTATCTTCAAGTCAGTACCGGCGTGCTTACCCCGTCCGGAACGAATCTGTCCTGGACCTGGGAAAGTCCCATTGCGCCGTCGAACATCCCGCCGGACGAGACGTACTATGCTGAGTTTCTCGGGGTCAGCGCGGCCGGGCAGACGCGGTCCCTGGCCAAAGGCCGGGTCCGGGTGGACTGGAGTCTTTTTAGTCAATCGTCGTCTACGTCCTGGGTCCCGATCAACGTGGTGTACGCCGGGTCCGGCACGGTGTCAATTGCTGAGACGGACCCGATTTGGGTTGCCGCGCGGGATGTCGTAGTCGCGGGAGCCGCCTTGGGCGCGTCGGCCGTGCAACCCACGGACTCGGATTACACGAATGCCGTCGCCGGGGCAACCTTGGGCGCGTCGGCGGTGCAACCCACGGACTCGGATTACACGAACGCCGTCGCCGGGGCAACCTTGGGCGCGTCGGCCGTGCAACCCACGGACTCGGATTACACGAACGCCGTGGCTGGGGCGGCGTTGGGCGCGTCGGCCGTGCAACCCACGGACTCTGATTACACGAACGCCGTGGCTGGGGCGGCGCTGGGAGCCACCGCCGTGCAACCCACGGACTCGGATTACACGAACGCCGTGGCTGGGGCGGCGTTGGGCGCGTCGGCGGTGCAACCCACGGACCCTGATTACACGAACGCCGTGGCTGGG